CCCGGTCCAGTCCGGAAGTATGGTGGTGCACACGCCGAATACGCTCTGCGTCGGGATCGTCACCTCGTCGACGTAGTTCACGTCATCGAGACTGCTATAGAGCGTCGAGCCATGCGAACTGCCCTTGGCCACCGCGTAGAACCCAGGATCGTCGTCGACGTCGCGCAGGATCGGAATGTCCAGCAGCACGATCGTCGTTTCGTCGGGAGCGGGGACGGTCAGACTCGGCGTGTAGTCCTCGTCCGTGATCCCGAGGCCGACGAGCGACGAGGTGTCATCGCGAACGAGTTCCAGCGTGTGGATGCCGCCGCCGTAGCTGTCCCGCGCCACCCGCATCCGATACGTGTTCCCGTCCTGATCCGGAACCGTGATAGGGTCCGTCGGCTCCAGCTCCGCGTATGCGCACGAAAGCGAGATGGTCGCCGTCATCGCGGCGATGCCAAGCTGCGCGGTGTACGTCTCCACGGCAATCTTCGCCTCGGAGGGCGTCATCACTACGTTGGACTGCTGCGAGAGCACCACCGTGCTTCCGCTTCCGCGGTCCCCCGTCTCGGTCCCGTTCGCGTAGTCGTCCGACCAGTTCGGATAGGTCAGCGCCACGCGCTCTGGGATCCCGGCATCGTCGGCGACGACCGGCGCGAACGGTTCCGCCGCCGGCCCCTCCTCGCCGGCCGCCAGATCATCGGCGTCGACGGTCGCGACGATGGAGCCGCCGCGGAGCCGGAAATAGAGCTTGTCCGAGCAGACCGCGCCGAAGTGGAAGATGGCGGAGAGGTTCTCCAGTGCGGCGCGGATCGAGCCCGCGGCCTGGAAGCCGCGGACCGGGATGCCTTCTAGATCGGTCGCGTCGATGTTCGCCACGTCGTCGACCAGCGCCCACTCCGCTCGGACAATGTCCGCGAGGTCGATCAGCGGGGGCGTCGTCGGTAGCGCGCCGATGAACATGCGCAGATTCCTGAACGTGCCGGACTTGATGCGGCAGTTGTCCGAAATGCGGATGTACACGTCTCCGAGCGCGATCGCCGCGCGGCTGACGCTTCGGCTGCGCACCAGCACGTCGTCCATGTACCACTCGGCGGTCGTTCCGTCCGCGAGGAACACCATCTTGAAGGTTTCCTGGCCGGCGAACGTGACCGATGTTGGGTCGCTGGAGCCGTCGCTGTAGTGGCACCGCAGGCTGCCTGCGTACCAGCCAAAGCCGACTTGATAGGTGCCATTGCTGTACTCGAAAAACCGGAACTCGTTGGTGCCTCCGATCAAGGTATCGATGAAGGTCGCGTGCACCTCAATCGAGACGTCCTGCCCAGCGTAGAGCGCCAGGTCGAGCTTGTCCGCAGGCGCACCGAAGTCGTAGAAGCGGAGCGTGGTCTGAACGATGGTCGCCTCGTCCCAGCTGATCGTGACGCCGGCCGATGTGTTGCTCCCGACCCCTGGCCCGCTGGTGATCGTCGTCGTGGCCGGAGAGATCGTGTCTACGTTATCCGTCGTGAATGGGGCGTAGAGGATCAAGTCCTCGGTGTCCGTGACCGCCTTGGAAACCTCGAACTCGATGAGCGGTATCTGCCCGCTTTGGCCAAGCTGCAGGCCCTCGATCAAGACGCACTGACGATGGCGGTACGCCGGGACGTTGCCGACGCCTTCGATGGCCTCGATCACCGGATGCGGAAGCTGCGTCGGGGAACCGTCCAGGAACTCGATCGAGGTCCAGGCGTCCGTCGCGGCGCTGTTGTCGATAGAGTCCGCGTCGCTGTCCGCGCGCCCGGTCCACTTCAGCTCACCGTTGATCCAGACGCGGAGCAGAGAGTGAACGTCGCTATCCACGCTCACGATCACCAGCACGTCGATCTCCGCCGTGTCGCCCGTCGGCGCGTCCGGCGTCCCCTTCCCGCCCGCGTCGCCCGCGATCACCCGCTTGGGGCTGTACCACGCGAGCGCGCCCGATGTTCGGTTGGTCCCGTGCAGGCGAACGAGCGGCGACCCGTACTGAACGCTCGGCGCCCTGAGATCCCCGACCCCCGGCACCTTGCCCTTCTCTGGGAACAGGCTCGCGCCGATCATCGAGCCGGCGGTCCACCCGATCTGCGCGCCGACCGGGCCGCCGAGATAGAACCCGACTACTGCGCCGGCCGCCGAGACTGCGAGTTGAGCCATCTCAGGCGACTCCCGGCAGCCGGTAGGATTGGACGAACTTCATCGCGCGCGTTCCGTCGCCGAACAGCAGCCGCGTCTCGATCACCCGGTTGTGCTTCGACGCAGCGTGGATGATGGAGAGGCCGCCGTGGCTGTATGGGGCGATCAAACCGAAGTGTTGGGGCTCGGAGTCGAATCGGACCACGACAGCGTCTCCGGGGCCCATATCGGCCCGCTCGATCGCCTGCATGTGCTGCTCGCAGGTTTCGATCAGCGACCAGCCATCGGGCCGGCGCGTGTAACCGTTCACGTCGAAGACGGGAGAGACGATGCCGAGCGCGCGCGCGACGCCGATCAGTAGGCCGGCGCAGTCGACGCCGATGCCCTTGATCCGCGCCTGGTGCTGGTAGGGAGTCCCGACCCAGCTGCGCGCCTCGTCCACGACCTGTTCGCGCGTGATCATGCCGGTGCCGTCAGGGAGTCGGGGTTCAGCTTGTTCGGCTCGCCGCCGAAGTTCACGCCGTTGTCGAACTTCGTGATGCAGTCCTCCTGGAAGCGGAGACGACAGCCCGCGCGGGCGGTGTAGGTTTCCGTCCCGGCGATCGGGTAAACGAACTGCTCCCAGAACACGAAGACGCCGCCCGACGCGAACGACTTGATGCGCTTCGAGAGTCCCGCGTTCGCTCCGCTCGTGAACGTGAACAGTCCCTCGCCGAAGTAGTCCGCGGCTTCCGCGCGCGCCGCGTCCGTCACGCTGTACTGCGAGGTCACCGAGTCGAGCGTCCCGCTGACCGTGAACGGCGACCCGCTGACGTCCTTGGTGCACTTCGCGTCGCCGAGCACGTAGCGGCAGGTCGGCTGTAGAACCGTCGCGTGCTCCCCCTGAATGACCTGCCGTAGGTCGCGGAACTCGACGACCGAATAACCGCGCCGCGGCGAGACGACACCGAGCCGGCCGCGCTTGAGCACGTTCGCGACCGGCGACGCGGCGGCCCAGTCGCACTCGGCGATGGTCATTTCGGCGTTGTTCCAGATCCCCGCGAGGATATCGGCGCGCGTGATATCGGCGTCCTCCAGAATCGTGATCTCCGCGTTGTCGACCTCGAAACCCTCGCTGCTGACCAGCGACGAGAGCTGGACCCCCGGCGCCGCCGTGTAGAGGTCGCCGTCCACGATCAGGTCGCGATCGAGGCCGACCCAGCGGAACACTTCGGCGTCGGTCCGGGTGACGGTCACGAGCACTGCGATGGTCGGCGCCTCGCTCTGATAGGTCGCCAGCAGGCCGGAGTCGATCGTCTTGCTCATTCCTTCACCTCGACGATCGGGATGCCGCCCGACTCGATCAGCAGGTCTTCGCCGTTCCGGTTGACCACGCGAGTCGGCAGCTTGTTGGTGTCGTAGCGGCAGGGGACGTAGAACTGCCCCGACCACGTGAGCGCCGAGGCGGTCGTGCTGGTGATCGTCACCACGCCGGTGTCCTCGTTGATCGTGTAGCCCGAGCCCGGAGTCTGCAAGACGCCCGACTTGTAGAGCGCGACGCCGAACGGCCGCGTGATCTTCCGGTCATACGCGTAGCTGCCGGACCCGTAACGCTTCACCAGCTGGTACTGGTTCGCCGTTCCGGTCGCCTCGGCGAATCCCTCCGTAATCGTCGCCGCGTGATCGGTCGGATCGAGCAGGGGCCAGGAATGCGTCCGGCCGCGCGCCTGGTGGAAGTGCGCGCGGATCAGCGCGTGGTCGTCGAGGGTCCGGACGGCAAACGAGGCATCGAACGAGTGGCGCGCGTCCGCCCAGGCGAGCAGCCGGCTTTCGCGTCCGCCGATCGTCGTGATCACGGTCGTCGCCCACTCCGGGTTGCACTCGATCCCGAACGCGAGGCGCGGTGGAAACTCGGCGTCAATCCAGGACATAGGGTCAGCTCCGTTCCGTCGCGCGCCGGACGCCGCGCCAGGCTTCCAGCGCCAGCTGATGCTCCGTCCGGCGATCGACCGGGCCGGCCAGCGTGAAGTTGTTCGTGACCTGCACGCCACCGACGCGGAGCGCCGCCGCGGTCGGGCCGGCCGGGACGATCGTCCCCGCGGTGCGCGGCACGAATAGCTCCGGGCCGCGCTCGCCGACGAGCGAGACGCGATTCGTAGGCGGGTCGCCGCCTCCGGCGAAGCCTAGCACCTGCGACCCGAACGCCTGCAACAGTGGGCCGATCAGCCCGCCCGTCCCGCTGACTCCACCCTTCGAGTCGCCCCCGAATAGCGCCCGCGCGATGTTCGCCGCCAGCGCCTCGGCGACCATGCGATTCAGCATGGACTTGAATCCGTCGCCGATGCTCTTCCAGTTCCCCTCCATCGCGGCCTGGAGCGTGTCCCCGAAACTCCGCTGGATGTTCTCCGCCGCGTTCTTGGCGAAGTCGTCCAGCGCGGTGCTCGCCTGCTCCGCCTTCTTGGTCGCCGCATCGTAGGCGTCCTGCGCCTGGAAGACCGCGCGCGCGTAGGTGTCCCAGGTGATCGCGCCGGCCGTCAGGAGATCGTTCAGGTGGGACTGCGCGGCGGCCAACTCCTCGGCCGGGGTTCGCGTCTTCTCGAAGATCTGCCGCCCCTCCTCGACCAGCGCCTTGTACGATCGCTGCGCCTCGGCCGCGCTGTCCGTCGTGTTCAGCAGTTTCTTGACCGCCGAGTCATACAGCTCGCCGCTCAGACCCGCGTTGAAGTAGAGGTCATCCAGCTTCGCGAGCGTGTCGGCGAAGACGCGGGCGCGGGTCACGTCGGAGTCTTCCAAGAGGCCGGCCGCCTTCTCGGCGATCTGCTCCTCATACGTCGTGCCGGTGAACTTCGGCGGCTTGGTCTTCGGCCCTTTCTTCGGCGTGTCTTCCAGGGGCTTCAACTCGGGCTGCACCAGTTCGGGATTGACGAACCCGCGGCCCGCTCCGGCCTTGGAGTCGAGCTTCGGCGGTTCCACCCCGTTCGATTGGTTGAAGCGCCTCGTAATGAAGGTCCACCAGCTCTCGCCCTCGGCCTGACTCTTGCGGAACGCCGCCGCCGTCTCGTTGATCGCCGAGATCACCGGACCGGCGAGCGAGCGAGCCACGTCGGTCGCGTTCTTCTGGAGCGCGAACAGCTCCTTGTTGAACTTCTCCGCCTCCTCCGCCTGCCGCTTGGTGACGGTGGCGTTCAGCGCGCCGGCCTCGCCGAGATCCTTCAGCAGGGGCGCCGTCTCGCGCACGCTCTTGCCGAGCAGCGCCATGTTGTAAGCCAGCTTGTTCTCGCCGCCGAACCCGTTCAGCGCCTTGCCGACCGCCTGTAGCCGCTCGACCGGCGAGAGCTTGATCAGCTCCTTGATATCGAGGCCTAGATTCCTGATCGCCTGCCCGGCCGCGCTCTCACTGTCCTTTCGCGCCTCCTCCAGCGCCTTGTTCAGCTTGATCAGCGCATCGGACGCGGTATCGAAGCTCGTCCCGTTCCGAGCCGCCACGTCCTCGAGCGCCGAGAGTTTCTCGATCGTCTCGCCGGTCGCGTCGCTCAGGTCATTGAACGAGTCGATAGAGCGGAGCACCGTGCCGGGCAGCCGCGCGAGCGACGCGCCGAGCTGCTGCGCGAAGTCGGCGAGCAGGTTGCCTGCAAACGACGCCTTGAACGCGCGCTTCAGGTCGTCGGCCTCCTTCTGGAGCCGCTTGAGCGACTTCGCCGCGCGCGCCGTGTCCGTCTCGAACGAACCCGTCCGCATCAGCAGGTCGACGACGATCGAGCCGGCAGCCATCGGTCAGCCTTTCATGCCGCGCAGCGTGCGCATCGTCGCGAGGTCCGCCTCGCTGAACTTCGACAGCGTCGGATCGGGCGCGAGCCAGTCGAGCAGCTTGTCGAGCGGCGCGCCGCTCATCGCGTTGGCGACGATGGCGGCCGGGCGGTGGTGTCGGTGCATGTCGTCAAACGGGTAGAGGCGATAGAACTCGATCCACGCGAGGAATTCGGGCTGCGTCATCACGCCCTTCCACTCGGCGACCGTGCGGCCCCCGAGCGCGAGAGCGAGGACGTGCCAAAACCAGTCCTCGCCCCTGGCGGTCAGCCGTTTTTTTCCGGGCCGGCTTCATTCGAACCCGTGGCGATGAACTCGCAGATCTCCGCCTTAAGCGTCCCCGGAATCAGCTCCGCCTCGGCGACCGTAAGCAGCGGCTCGCCCGTCTCCGTGCAGAGCCCCTCGGCGATGAACTTCGCGCGCGCTTTCTGCCGCGCCACGTTCGCCTTCTCCCCCTCGCCGAACGACTGCTCCGCGCCGAAGTAGGCCGCGAGTTCGTTCGGCGTCCGCGCCTTGTAGTACAGCGTGTGTTCCGCTCCGTCGGCCAGGGTTCGGACGACGGAGCGAACGCCGCCGCGGTACAGCAGCAGTGCCTTATCCATGCGGCCCTCAGACCGCTGCGTGGTACTGCGTGAACCCGCTCGGCTGGATGGTCAACGTCCCGCGGATGACGTCGTTCACGGCCGCGTCGAAGGTCAGGTTGGAGACGTAGCCCTCGAATGCGAACGTGGTCCGGCCGGCCGGGGGCTCCAGCCCGTCCGAAGCGAGCGTGGGCGCGGTCGTGGCGTCGCTCAGGCCGACGAGCCAGCCGACGGTATCGCCGGACTGCTGCAGCGCGACCAGATCCGCGTGCGTCGCGTCGCCGTCATAGAGGATGAAAGGGACGGACACTTCGCTCGGATCGGCGAAGCCGCCGAGGTAGGTCCGGAACGCCGAGACGTTGTCCAGGCACGTCGTGTCGATCTTGTCCTTGGTCCCGCCGTTGATCGCCGTGATCCCGGTCGGGCAGGTCATGCGGTGAATCGTGCTCCCGTTGGAGCCCACGAAGTAGAGGTGGGTGCCCTTGGTTTCGAATGCCCCATCGATGACGCTCATAGCAGTACCTCAGAAGAAAGCCCAAGCCGTCGGCCCGAGCGGTTGACGAACAGATGGCGGGGTCCGCGTTCAGCGCCCCCAGAAGTCGAATTGCATCCCGACGCGATACAAGCGAGTCTCCGTCTCGCGCATGTCGATGATCGTCCCGGTCAGGTGCGCGGTCGGCTCGATCGCGTCGCGGACCGCTTCCGCGAGGATCTCGATGCCCGCGTCCGTCTGGTGCCAGCAGTCCACCTGCACGGTCTGCCGGTCGGCCGGCGGCGCGTCGCTCAGGTTGTTCTCCGGCGTCCCGCTGATCAGCTGCCAGGTGATGTAGGGGCGGTCAATGCCCTGCGGCGCGTCCCCGTGCCGATAGATCCGCGGCGGGTTCGTCCCGACGATTGCCTTGACGTCGGCGCTCGCCTTGAGAGTCTGGAAGACGGGAGGGAACATGGCGCGCGATCACTTCCCCTTGTTGGCTGCCCCTAGTTTAGCCGCAACGGCCTCGACCGCGCGGACGGTTTCGCGCTCGATCGTCCCGATAGCGCGCTGCGCGTTGCCCAGGAACGCCG